CCGGCGTCGGGCAGGGTGCCGACGGTGCCGAGAGCACTGAAGAGCAGCAGTTCGCGAACATGGCGGCGGAATTTGAGAAGCGCCTCGGGATCAAGGTGGTCTAAATGGCATACACAGCAGGCGAGTTTCAGCCGGGTGCGAGGATCCAGAAAGTGACCGCGACCGCAGATATCGCAAAGGGAGCAGTCGTCACCATCACGCCCGCAGCGGCACCGACCGCCGCAACGTGCGCCGAGGCTGGAGATGGCCCGTTCGCTGTCGCGATCGAGTCCATCGCAAACGGAGCGACCGGGCGCGTCGTCACCAAGGGCGGCGTCGCGGTCGATTGCAGCGGCAACTGCTACGGCGGTGCTGTTGTCACCGGCAGCGGAGGGAAGGCGAAGGTGTGCAGCACCGATCCGTCTGAGAACTGGATCAAACCCCTCGGTCGGATGATCGTGGGCGCGGCGACCGGCGTTGTCGGTGTCGTCGATGTAGGAGGGTTCTAATATGGCTGATACTGGCGTACTCGGAGAACTGCATATCGACGGAACGTGGGCGCAGAAGCGTCTGATCCTGCCCGTCATCATGGAAGCGCTGGAACTGACCGACCTCGCAGCGCCCCCCATCTGCAAGACGCTGACCTCGACAAAACTCAAGGCGACCATCCCGATGCTCGGGAATGTCCCGGTGTCCTCGCAGCTCGCAGAGTTTGAGGAGGCTCTGGCAGGCGCAGGCACCCCGGCCGGATATGATATCGAGGTGCTCAAGGATCGCGTGGTCCTCGCCGTCTCCGACGAGGCAAAGATCCAGAGCGATGTCGGCGACCCGATGTCCCTCCAGCAGCAGCAGGCCGCCGGAGCCCTCGCGAGCAACCTCAACAAACTGATCGCGGCGCGGCTCAACACGACCCCGCAGGTCTACTCGACCGATGGAAACCTCGGCAACTGGGCAAGCGTCAAGCCGACGCTCGCGCTCAACAAGCTCTCGATCGGCATGGGCATCTACAAGCCGACCGCCTACGTCATGGGCACCCTCGCGGCAGCCTACTACTCCGATGCGGTCGGCGACAAGGCAGCGGTCCAGGGCATCTCTGAGTGGGGCAACGCGGCCATGCGGCACCCAACGCAGAACGTCCCGATCTACTCCTCGACGGACATCGACAACCTCGATGACACCTCCGGCAACCGGTTCGTGTTCGCGGTCTGCAACCGCGTCCCGGGCGTGATCAACGTCCTCTCGCAGGTCAAGGCAACGGGCGAATACGACCGCAGACTCGGCGCTGAGGTCTACCAGTACGATATCTGGCGGACACCGTTCTCCAACCTCCGGCAGACCTCCGGCAGCCTCAACCTCGGTGTGATGCGCGGCTACATGACGGAGAGCTAACCCTCTCTTTTTGGAGGCACTATGGCCTTCTCGCCATGTAACCGCTACGCCGTCGCAGGCACCATCGACGACGAGGGGCGGCATATCGTCGGGAGCGACGTGCTTCATGCCGTCTGGCAGGGTCGGGCGTTTCGGTTCGCGCACAGGTTCGTGGCTGTCGCCGCCGCAGCCGCCGTTGATATCCTGCTCGACCCCTCCGCCAACGGCGCGGTGACGCCGCTCCGGCTCGCGCTGGATGTTGACACCGGCGTCGACTGCTCGGTCGGCATCTATGAGTCCCCGACGACCTCGGCCGCAGGCACCGAACTGATCGCCTACAACCTCAACCGCAACGGCGATCCGTCGATGAACAGTTCGCCCGCCGCCTACCACACGCCGACCGCATCGGCGGCAGGCACGCTCGCGGCCCCGGTCGCCTACGTCGCCGCCGCACTCCCGGCAGACATCCTCTACCAGAGCACGATGGGTGATGTCGGGGCAGGGGACGCGGCACACGGCACGCTCCCGGAGATCTACCTCGACCGGACGAAGAAATACCTGATCCGGGTTACGAACCTCGGCACCGGGGCGGGAAACATCGTCGTCTCGGGCAGGCTGATCCGCGAACCGCACTACTATGAGGGCTGAGGATGTCCGAATCGTTCGCAGCCCAGTTTATGAGCCCTGACGAGAAGCAGGCGATGATCGCCCGTGACCCGCAGAGTGCTCAGGCGCTCACGAACGCGCCCCGGGTCGGGTTCGCCCACAACTGCTATGCGGGGGGATTGGGGATGTTTTTCCAGAAGACGATCAAGAACACCGTCCTCGAAAAACTCCTAGACACTGCGTGGCAGGGGTTCCTGAAATATCGGTGCGCCGGGAACAGCACAGCATACCGGGCGGCGAAGAAAGACCCGGAAGCCGTCTTCCAGTACGACGACCCCTTCCTCGCGCTGCTCAACCGCGTGATGAAGCAGAGCATCCGCGAGAACCACACCGACAACGATGCCGCGAGGAAGCAACAGCTCATGCGGCAGGCGACCGACGTTGCCCTGACCCTCTTCAACGAGGATGTCTACTACCGGGCGCGGATGAAGCAGCACCTCGCCGATATTATCGCCGCGCTCGCAGAGCACCCCGAACTCCTCGACCTGACCCCGGCAGAGGCGAAGAACATCACGAGGTGGAACGATGCCGACCAGCGGTAACGTCCTCGCCCTGATCCCGTTTCTGACGCCGTATACGCCGACCGCCGAGCAGTTTGATCTCCTCTACCCCTACGCTCTGGATGAGTTTGAGGGCGACGATCCCGGGTGCGGCGACACCGGGGCGGAGCGGGCGCTCGCCTACCTCATGGCGCACTACCTCGCGGGCAAAGACGGGGATGTCGGGATCCAGAGCGAGAAGATCGACGACTATCAGTACGCGCTCTCCGCAGGCGCGGCGGGCTCGTCCCGATGGTACAACGAGTATCAGCGACAACTCGTCCGGTGCCGCGATGCGCTCACGATCAGCCCGGCAAGCATGACGGGCGTCGCCCATGAGGACGCAGCCGGGTTAACCGATCTGCACCTCGACCAGAACCCGATCGCCAGCGTGAGCGACGAGGGGGATGTATGAATGCGCCCGTGACTCGTGAGGAGTGCACTAAACACAGGGATGAGATCGCACAGCGGTTCGCCCGGATTGACAGCCGGTATGATCGGATCGAGGCCAAACTCGACATGATCCCGTGGCAACTCGTCACCGTCTGTTTAGTCATTATCGGGGCGATCGTCGGGGTGACGGTGTTCGTATGAGCCTCGCCAGCCTCTCGAAACAGACGATGCAGGTCGCGGCGCACACAGGCACTACCTACACCGGCGATCCGACCTACGGCACAGCAGCGACGCACCTGGGCCGCGTCAGTTACCGCAACAAGCGCATCCTCACAGCGGCGGGCGTGGAGCGGGTGAGCACCGCCCACATCACCGTCGAGACTCCCGTCTATGACGCGGATCTCATCACGCTCCCTGATGGGATCGCCCGGGTACCCCTCGCCGTGAAACGGACGCATGACCGCAACGGAGCATTCCACCATTCCAGCATTGACATTTAGGAGGAAACAACGACAATGACAAACAGAGCAGCAGGAGAGATCCACAAGGCAGGAGGCATCCTGCAGCAGACCTACGGCGAGACCGTCGCGTCTGCATACGGACTCGTCTTTTACCAGAAATCAGACGGCAAACTCTACCGGGCGAAGGCGGACGCGGAAGCGACGGTTTCGGGCGTCCTCTACATCTGTGTGGATGCGGCGACTGTGATCAATACCGTCGGCAACGCCCTCGCACAGGGCAGGGTCGAAAAGACCGGCTGGTCGTGGACGATCGGCGGGCAGATCTACGTATCACCGACCACGGCGGGCGGTCTGACGCAGACGGTGCCGAGCGGGACCAATAAGATCAGGCCTGTCGGGTTCGCGACGGCGGCAGCGCAGATCGACTTCCGGCCCCTGTGGGGCTCCGGCTCGACGTATGCCGTAGATATCAGCGGTATCACGGCAGCGCAGGGCGATCTCCTCGTCCGGAGCGCGACCGCATGGGGGGCGGTGACGGGGAACGGGCTCTCGAATCACCCGCTCGTTCCGGCGCCCCTCAACCGCGTGCTCCGGACCGTGGACGGCGCCGGCAC